ATATTCCTTGACGAAACTGGGTTAAACGGGGAAACTCTCAAGTAGACAATCCCGTACCAATCCGAAGAGGACATAGGTTCTTCGGCAGGTCTAACGACTAGGTAGTGAGTTCCAACAATAATCTACCCACGAATGCCCAGCATCCAGAACGGATGAAGAGATAGTCTGGACTCTATGGTGACATAGAGAAGTAAAGAATAAAGAGTCTTTACGATAACAAACACGGCATGAAAGGAATGCCCACAATTTCCCACTTGACCTTGCAGCAGCAGAAGCAACGCCAGTTGCTCTTACTGCTCCTTCAATCGGTTGAGTTTTATAAAAACTGAATAACAACGAAAGAGACCTTCGGGTCTCTTTTTTTTATGCTATAATGTATAAATAGTTCCATACCAAACTTCCATACCATAATGAAAACTTGTAGCAGATGCGGACAAACAAAAGAACTTGATGGATTCTCTAAAAGGAGCAGTAGACCTTCTGGTGTTCAATCAAAGTGTAAGGACTGTGAGAGGGAAGTTCGTAGGCAGTATTATAAAACTCACGAATATGCTAGACGCAAGTTTAAACTCACAGAGGACCAATATAATAACTTGATGAAAAATGAGAACTGTCAGATATGTAATGTAGAACTAACAAAGAAGTGTATAGACCACTGCCACTCTACAAATAAGGTTCGTGGTGTTCTTTGTAATAACTGCAACACCGCATTGGGTCTTGTGGGAGACAATATACAAACTCTTCAAAGTATGATAGAATATTTGAGTTAACCTCCCACAACCTTTTTTTGGAAGTGGTTTTCGTATTTACAGCGAGGTAATTTTATGACTGTTAAAAGAAGCGATGGGACTATTGTGCCCTATATGCCAATCAAAGAAAGTGGATATATTAATTCATATTGGATGCCTTATGAAGAGTTTGCAGATCTTCCAGAAGTCTTCTGTCAAAGAAATACAGAAGGGCGTTTGAGTAAAGCAAGAAAGCATCTTTCTACTCTTCTTCCAGAACATTGTGTAGTATTTGTTGCTAAACTCACAGAATCTGGTGAAGTCTATGGTAAAAAGTATCCTGCTGGGTTTCGTTGGAGGATTGACTCCAATACCCGTGCCCTGAATTGGGCTCAAGGAGGTTCAGATTCTATTCCAAAGGATGTATTTGTAATTGAATATTCTTTTGATGATCCCGATCGTATTCGTGAGTCTTATAATACTTTTGATTCTCCTGATAGTGTAGAAAGAAATCAAGAAAAATTATATGGTATTCTTTCTGGAATGTATCGTTATACTCCACAATCTCAAAAACTTATCAAGGGTCAAATTATCTCTGCGCTCAACAAAGCAGCACATTTTTATTATCCAGATACTTGGAATCAAACAAATGTAAAAGCAGCAGAGCTTCCTGGTCAGGTAGGTGCTTTTCTTGAAGAAATCAAAACACTTGATCAGTTTTTAAAAGATGCTTCATCATGGGATCAAGCACTTGTTTGTGCTGGACTTATGGCACTTAAAAAATATGGGTGTGATAATGACAAACTAAAAGAAGCACTTCAAGACATTAATGATAAGGCAGGAAATACTAAAGGAAAAGATTGGGATGGTATTTCTCATATTGTAGACGAATGGAAAACCAATAACTTTTTTCCATCAAAAGATACAAAGTGGGATGTTCTTAATCGCACGGTATCATATTGTTGTTATTGGATTGATAAGTATATGAAAGACGAAACAGGAAGTAAGGTTGGAACTGGATGGGATAAAGTTGCATTTAAGTATAAGGATCAAACCGTTACTACATTGAATCATTTATTTGCAATTAGTCCTTAAGCACTAATACTCATTGACCTCTTTGTTAAAAACTGTTAAGATAAATATGAGAAATAACAAAAGGAGGCTATGACTTCTTCTACACTTTCACGACCTATTTCACAAAGGGGGTGGTTCGATGTACTCGACGACTGGCTTAAGAGAGACCGTTTCGTTTTTGTTGGCTGGTCTGGACTTCTTCTTTTTCCCACTGCTTACCTTGCTCTTGGTGGTTGGCTTACTGGGACAACTTTCGTTACGAGTTGGTATACTCACGGGTTGGCAAGTTCCTATCTTGAGGGTGCAAACTTTCTTACTGCGGCAGTTAGTACTCCAGCAGATGCTATGGGTCATTCTCTTCTTCTGCTCTGGGGTCCTGAGGCTCAAGGGGATATCGTCAGGTGGTTCCAACTTGGGGGACTCTGGCCTTTTGTGGCACTCCACGGGGCCTTTAGTCTGATTGGATTCATGCTGCGTCAGTTCGAGATTGCCCGTCTCGTTGGCATTCGTCCTTATAATGCTATTGCGTTTTCTGGTCCTATTGCAGTATTCGTTTCTGTATTCCTGATGTATCCACTGGGACAATCCAGTTGGTTCTTTGCACCTTCATTTGGTGTTGCCGCTATCTTCAGGTTCCTTCTGTTTCTTCAGGGTTTCCACAACTGGACCCTCAACCCTTTTCACATGATGGGAGTTGCTGGTATTCTGGGGGGAGCACTGCTCTGTGCGATTCATGGAGCAACAGTAGAAAACACTCTATTTGAAGACAGTGAACAAGCAAATACATTCAAAGCATTTGAACCAACACAGGAAGAAGAGACCTATTCGATGGTTACTGCGAACCGATTCTGGTCGCAGATTTTTGGTATTGCTTTTTCTAATAAGCGTTGGTTGCATTTCTTTATGCTTTTCGTCCCTGTCATGGGTCTCTGGACTAGTTCTATTGGGATTATTGGTCTTGCCCTTAATCTTCGAGCTTATGACTTTGTAAGTCAGGAGATTCGTGCAGCAGAGGACCCTGAGTTTGAAACCTTCTACACAAAGAACATTCTACTCAATGAAGGTCTTCGTGCTTGGATGGCACCAGTTGACCAACCTCATGAACAGTTTGTATTCCCTGAGGAGGTACTTCCGAGAGGTAATGCACTATAAAGTCTTGCCTAGGTATAATGTTTTGTGATATACTAGGAGGGAAACACCCTCCTTTTTTAATGATTAGTTCAGAGACACCACAAAAACTTGCGGAAATCATTAGAGACACATGGCCTCAACTTTATAGTCCACCTAAAAAAAATATTAAAAATAACAAAGATTTAAAAAAATGAACAAATATTTCGATGAATATTTTTCAGTACTAGATAAAAAGACGGGCAGAGTCATTGCACATTGTGGTAATGAATTTGATGCTCAAATGTTGTGTAATTTAAAACCCAATGAACGGACATATAAAAAAGAAAGATTTATTATGGACCAAGTAATTGATATTAGTTCCACAACTGATAAACAACTTCCTGGACAGATTGGACTGCCTCCAGGTCAATATAAAATTGTAGATAGTAAAATTTATACTCTTGAAGAAAGTAATCTTCAAGTAGTTGAAGTATGAATTATCGCAAATACAAACAAGCAGAAAATCAAAAAAAGAAAAGGATGTATACTCCTGAAGGATATATTAGTGACCCCCCAGATGCAATTTGTCCTTATTGCGGAGAAGCAAAAAAATCATGTTCTTATGTAAATAGTTTAAGTCGTGCTTGGGCAAGAAGTGCCTGTGCAAAAAAACACAACAAAGAACTTAAAAATGAAAAAAAATAATTTAATTGAATACGGATATTTTAGTGACCCACCAGGAGCAAAATGCCCATATTGTGGTGAAACTAATAAAATATGCTCATACTTAAACGGTATGAATCGTGCTTGGGGTAGGATGCTTTGCGAGAAAAAATATAAAAATAAAAATACTTAATATATAATTATGTGTTAGATGTTTTTTATGAACAATAAAAAACCCCAAAAATTTGCCCCTTACACTTTGGTGTTTGGGGCATTTGCTGTATAATGATAAAAAAGATTTTATTTATGGAAAATAATTTTAATATTTTTAAATCTGATGTTAGTGATTTTATCGGTGTATTTGATACTGACTTTAAAGGAAAAGAATTTATTGATTATTTTAAGTTTTTAAAACAAACTAATAATACATTTAGAAGAGATTATGGTTCCAGAAAAAATAGTGTTCTGGATGAAGTTTTATTCGTTGGCATTGAATCATATAGAATCAATGCTGATGTTTTAATCTTGGAAAAATATAATGATTTGATGAACTTTTGTTTAAGGGAATACGCAAAGCAATATCAAGTTTTGCATGACATTAATTGTGTTCAGTACACTGTGAATATACAAAGAACAGAAAAATCGGAGGGGTTTCACAATTTTCATTGGGAAAAATCAAATAATTTCCTGACATATACAAGGCATCTAACAACAATGGTTTATTTAAATGATGTTCTAGATGGAGGAGAAACGGAATTTCTTTATCAAAGTAGAAGGGTTAAACCAAGAGAAGGAAGAGTTGTTATTTTTCCTGTTCAGTGGACTCATACTCATCGAGGAAATCCACCACTATCTGGTGAAAAATATATTGCCACTAGTTGGCTTCATTTAAACGATAACAATCTACCAGAGTAAGAATCTATGGAAATCTTAAATTCACCACAAGATTTTTTGTATCATTTGCATACTTGTTCTCCAAATGAAGCAAAAAAAATGTGGAGGAATTCAATAAAAGACAAATGGAATCACCAGTGTGCTTATTGTGGAACAAAAACTGAAGAGTTATCAATTGATCATATTGTCCCACAATCCCTTGGAGGAAATGACCACATAACAAACGTCCTATGTTGTTGTGTAAAATGTAATAGGTCAAAGGGGCATGAACAATGGGAACAGTGGTTTTCCAGACAAAAGTTCTTTACAGAGGAAAGACATAGTGCTATAATAAGTTGGCAGAGACAACTTTTAACTCAAAATTTAAATTTATACAAATATAAACCAAGAAGGAATAAAGTTTTATGAATATAACTGTTTATAGTAGAACTGGTTGTCCATATTGTGACAAAATAAAATCTGTACTTGAACAAAGAAATATCGAGTATACTTTAAATGAACTTGATGTTGATTTTGTTCGTGATGAATTTTATGAAAAATTTGGTGTTGGTGCAACATTTCCCCAAGTAGTTTTGGATGAAAAAAATATAGGGGGATGTACAGACGCAGTAAAATATATGGTAGAAAATAACTTGATCTAAATGTGCCCTATAAATAATTCAGAGCATCCTGGTATTAACCGAGGTGTTGAGTTACTACTTCGAAAAAGGAGGGAAAAAGAGAGTCCAAAAATTAAACAAAAAGTGTTTAATTTTTGTAAGACAATTTCTCTCCTTAAGAGAGAAATTACAATAGATTTAAAATTTTCTATATCTGAAAAGTAATAGTTCTCTCGGAGGAATAACAATGTTAGCAGCAGAACTCACAATTTTTTCTTTAGTTTCTTTTTTATTTTTATTGGTAGGTGGAGTAATTGGTTGGCTAACAAAACAGCATGTATACAGCACTCAGCAGATGCAGGTATATACTCATCCAGAAATGTTTGATAATAATGGGAATATTATTCCAGATGAAATAATAGCAGTACGATTTGAAAATGACCATGACTACGACGAAGACGAAGACGAAGACTGAACCAAAAGCAGTAAAATTGCCACCAAAACCATTTGCCTTTGAAGTGCTTCAACTTGTTTCTAAACAAAGAAGCAATGCAAAAAAAGTGGAAATCCTAAAAGAATATGAACACGAGTCTTTAAAGGCAATTTTTATTTGGAACTTTGATGAAAGTATAATTTCAATGCTTCCCCCAGGTGAAGTTCCATATTTTGGTGATAATGATTTTAAGACTTCAACCATGACTGAAAGAATTCAGCAGGCAGTTGATACAATGGGGGATTTGAGTTCAAGTTCTATTGGTGCATCTGATCAAAAACATACAGCAATTAGGACTGAATATACAAAGTTTTATAATTTCATCAAAGGTGGTAATGACTCTTTGAGTTCTCTGCGAAGAGAAAATATCTTTATTAATCTTTTGGAGGGTATGCATCCTCTAGAATCAGAAATTATTTGTTTGTGTAAAGATAAAAAACTTCAAGAAAAATATAAAATTACCAAAGAGATAGTATCTCAAGCATATCCTGACATTACTTGGGGTGGAAGAGGATAATGAAAATACTTCATCAAGATTGTAGTCCAGAAATAGCAAATGATAGAAGTTTACCTTACAATACATATCTTGTTAATTATATCGATGATGAAGTAAAAAAGTATGATCTTGTATTAACAAATAAAAAAATAGATATTTTTGATTACTATTGGGATAGGTATAGGGATGGATTGTTATCATTTAAACAATCTGAAGGAAGAGCAAATCCAAAACTTTGGAATATTGAACCAAAGGTTTCTAACAAAAAGAAAAAATGAAAGAAAAATTTGAAGATGTTCTTAGAAAAGAACTTAAAAAAGAATTTGAACATCAGTTAAACGTTCAATTGAATGAATCAGAATTAAAAAAAGTAATAAAAGATTATAAGAAAATTAAAAAATTCCAAAAAACTCCTTTGTATGAAGTAATGCAAATGGATAAAAAGGAAAAGGAACTCGATTGATACAAAATTAAATTTTGTATCATATTTTACAAAAGTGTTTGGATATATATGGTAACTAGGGGTAAAATAATCCCCTAACGTTCATCCTATGACTAAAGCACTTTTGCTTTTAGCATGGGTTCCACTTCTTTTTATTTCTACGACACAATTTGCTATATCTAATCAAGTGACAATAAGTTGTGACGCAGCGTGGGAACTAATGGACATCGTTAAAAACGACGATGTAGTAGACCAGAGAAAAGAAGACCGATTGCTATTAGAACTCCGAAAGGATGTTGTGAAACTTAAGTGCTAAACAATTCAATAGGACGGAAGTAAGCCGACTCGGAACGGAACGTTCATCCTCTTAGAGGACGCAAAAGCCGACTGAAGGAACGCTCTTTAACTTAAAAACTAAGGAGAACCCTAATGTCTAAAGTCGTATACCGTGGTGTTGAATATGATACGCAAAAGCGTTTAGAATATCAACAACAGATGATGCAACAACCTCAACAATACAACGAAACCTATCGTGGTGTTAAATTTGTAAAGGAGGGGCACAAATGAATACTTACTTCGTTCGTTATCTTAAGAAAAAAGCAAAGAAGGAACAACTCCTTCACAATGCACAACTGAATATGGCAAAGCAACCACAAGTTGTTTGATGCTCTGGGGGGATTGACTTTCCCCCCTTTTTTATGTAAAATGATAGAAAGAATTTATCCAAATGGACAAAGATAAATTAAAATTAATTATTAGAAACTTAGAACTTTTGGTTGACTCATTAAAGGTAGAAGTTTATTCTGATGTAAATTCTTATACAGAAAACGTAAACTTAATTGAAAAACAATCAAGAAGTTTACATGATTACGACGAAATTTTTGAAGATGATGATGGATACCCAGACTAATATGACACAACTTGTTAAACTTATTTCAGTAACACCAGATGCAGAGAAGCACATGGCATACTGTGCTCGTGTTTCAAATCCAGCAAACCAAGAAAATGAAAAGTTTTCTGGACTCCTTAAATACTGTATTCAACATCAGCATTGGAGTATCTTTGAACAAGCTTCAATGACTGTTGAGATTAATACCACAAGAGGTATAGCAGCTCAAATTTTGCGCCACCGTTCATTTACATATCAAGAATTTTCACAAAGATATGCTGATAGTTCTTTGCTTGGGAATTCTATTCCTGTGCCAGAACTTCGTCGTCAAGACGACAAAAATCGTCAAAACAGTATTGATGATGTTGATCCATTTATTGTTCAAAAGTTTCAAATTTTGATGCAGGACCATTTTAAACATTCAATGGATCTGTATCAACAAATGCTTGATGCTGGAATTGCAAAGGAGTGTGCAAGGTTTGTATTGCCCCTAGCAACTCCTACAAGACTCTATATGACGGGTTCGGTAAGGTCATGGATCCATTATATTGATTTGCGTTCTGGGCATGGCACCCAAAAAGAACACATGGATATTGCAAATGCTGTTAAGTGTATTTTTACATGTCAGTTTCCTGCAGTATCCGAAGCACTTGGGTGGACTCGTGAAAATTGCCCAGAATGCTCAGATGCCCCCTCAATTATTATAGAATAAATATTAATATGGTGATTTCATAACTTATGGCGACTTATCCTGTTATTCATAAAGAAACTGGTGAACAAAAAGAAGTGAAAATGAGTGTTCACGAATGGGACCAGTGGAAAAAAGATAACCCAGATTGGGATAGAGACTGGTCTGACCCATCAACTTGCCCTGGAAGTGGTGAAGTTGGTGAATGGAAAGACAAACTTGCAAAATCAAAACCAGGGTGGAATGAAGTTCTGCAAAGAGCATCGAAAATGCCTGGAGCTCGTGTAGGAAAAATTTAATGGCAAGAAAAAGAAGAAATCCCGACCAACCAATTGGAGTTGGCATGACTGCAAAACAGATGAGAAGGAAAAGACCTCTCAATGCTGATCTTTTAATTGATATTGAACCATTAACAGAGAATCAAAAGAAACTTTTTGATTCATATTCAAAGGGAAAACATTTGGTGGCTTATGGTGCTGCTGGAACAGGAAAAACTTTTATTACTTTATATAATGCATTGAAAGAAGTTTTGAATGAAATTACACCATATGAACAAATTTATATTGTCCGTTCTCTGGTAGCAACAAGGGAAATTGGATTCCTTCCTGGAGATCATGAAGATAAGTCTTCACTTTATCAGATTCCATATAAGAACATGGTTAAATACATGTTCCAACTTCCAACAGAAACTGATTTTGAAATGCTTTATGGTAATCTAAAGCAGCAAGAAACAGTTAAATTCTGGAGTACATCATTTGTTCGTGGTACTACTTTAGATAATTCAATCATTATTGTAGATGAGTTTCAAAACATGAATTTTCATGAATTGGATTCAATCATCACTCGTGTTGGTGAAGATTCTAAAATCATGTTCTGTGGTGACGCATCTCAATCTGATTTAACAAAATCAAATGAAAGGAATGGAATTAGTGATTTTATGGATATCTTGAGAAAAATGCCTTCTTTTGATATAATTGAGTTTGGTATTGATGACATTGTTCGTTCTGGACTTGTTAAAGAATATCTGATTGCAAAAATGGAATCTGGTTTGAATGGATGATAATTTAAAACTTGATGGTAGGTTTAGTCACATTGATTTAAACCTACCCAAATTAGAAAGGGAAATGATTGATGGGGTTCGTTATTATAAAATCCCAGACAAAGAAGAACTGCTACGATTTGTTTCCATTACTTCAGTAACTTCTTTTAAAAATAGGCAATTTTTTGCTGATTGGAGAAAAAAAGTTGGAGAAGAAAAGGCAGATAAGATTACACGACAAGCAACTAGTCGTGGAACTGATATGCACAGTCTGGTTGAAAATTATCTTTATAATATTCCAGAACTGCCTAAAGTTCAACCATTATCAGAATTTTTATTCAAGATTGCAAAACCAGAGTTGAATAAGATAAATAATATTCATGCTTTAGAGAGTTCTCTTTACAGTAAAGTACTTGGAGTTGCTGGTACTGTAGACTGTATTGCTGAATATAATGGTGAATTGGCAATTATAGACTTTAAAACTTCTAAAAAACCAAAACCAATTGAATGGATTGAGCATTATTTTGTCCAATGTGCGGCATATGCCTGCATGTTTTATGAGTTAACTGAAATACCAGTTAAAAAATTAGTAATTTTAATGGCATGTGAAAATGGAGAATGTATTGTCTATGAAGAGTACGATAAACAAAAATATATTAAGTTGCTCGCAAAATACATTAGAGAGTTTGTTAACAGTAAACTTAATTAACATGGAAAATAACATTAAAGATGTAATTAAAGATAAGTTTCTATGTCCACAAAAGTTTGCTCAAGATATTGAAAGCATTGTAAAAATTTCTAAAATTAGTTACATTGATGCTATTGTTACTTATTGCGAGGAAAATTCAATAGAAATAGAGACTGTTCCAAAATTAATTCCAAAACCACTTAAAGAAAAAATAAAATACGAAGCTACAAAATTGAATTTTCTTAAAAAGACTAGTAGGGCAACTTTGAACTTTTGAACCGTGACTCCCTTTGATGTTTACAAAACTTATTTGGCTATAAAAAATCACTTTACAAAAGAAAAATATGATTATTTTAAGTATTGCGGAAGGTCAAGAGCATCTATAGATTCATATAACAAAAGAAAAGATAGATACTTTTTTGAAAAATTATCTCGTCAAAAAACAGATGACGAGATAAAATTTTATTTTGTTGCTAGTTTTATAGAATGCACAGATCCCCAATCTTTATGGATTGGGGAAATAATTTCCAATGGGGAAAAAAATTATACTGAGTGGTTAAAAAAATATCAGAGTCTTACTTATTTGTTTAAAACAGAAAGTGAGATTTTTATTTCTAAGGATAGTTTGGACCATTTATTTACATGCAAACCAAATAAACATCCAGAGATATTAAAAAAGTATTTGCAAAATGCAATTACTTTGGAAACTATGGTAATACTTGATTCTATTCTTGGATATGTTTCAAAATTTGATAAAAAAATTTTAGACCCAGTGTGGGAAACCGTAAGTCTTAAAATTAAAAAATATAAACCATTCCTAAATATTGATGAGGCAAAATTTACAAAAATCTTAAAGGAGATAGTATTATGACTAGATTTTTTGATTCAGAGATGGTCAGAAAATCTGTATTAGAATTAGAAGAAATTCAACAAAAACTTTTTGAACAAGTTTTGAATCTTTCATTCTATGATAATAATGGTAAAAAAGAACATCTTGAATTGATGAAGGAGTTTCTTGAAAAACAAAAACTTTTTATCTTTAGATTATCTTTGTCTGATGATCCAGAAGCAATTGAAATGAAAAAGAGAATTATTGATTCTGCTAAATTATTTGGTTTGGCAGAAGATGGGACCGTGAATGATTTCTTTGAAATGCTTGAATCCAATATTGAGTCTCTTGAGAAAACCCTTGACGACTGACCCATTGCCTGATACAATTAATACGTACCAATACAGTACATACACGTTCAATACTACTAATACGGAGAATACGAATGTCTTTTGCTGATCTTAAAAAGCAATCTAAAATGGGTTCTCTCACCGAGAAACTCATTAAACAAGTAGAAAAACTGAATGATGGTGGTTCCAAGGATGATGACCGTTTTTGGAAACCTGTTATGGATAAGAGCGGTGTAGGTTCCGCAGTTATCCGTTTCCTCCCTGCTCCCGAAGGTTGTGAACTGCCTTGGGCACAAGTATGGTCTCACGCATTCCAGGGTACTGGTGGTTGGTTGATTGACAACTGCCTCACTACTCTTGGTCAGCAATGTCCTGTTTGTGAAAAGAATCGTGTTCTCTGGAACTCTGGTTCAGACCGTGACAAAGAAGAAGCACGTAAACAAAAACGCAAACTTTCTTATTTTGCGAACATTTATGTTATTCGTGATCCTGCCAATCCAGACAATGAGGGAAAAGTTTTTCTTTATAAGTTTGGTAAGAAAATCTATGACAAGATTCTTGCCGCAATGCAACCTGAGTTTGAAGATGAAACTCCCATCAATCCTTTTGACTTCTGGACTGGTGCTAACTTTAAACTGAAACTTGTCAAGAAAGATGGTTATTGG